TAATATTCCACCTGAAATACTACAAAATGATAAGTTTAATATTGGATTATTCCACGGGCCAGTTCAAGGATTAACAACCGACATCGGATATAAGTTTGAAACCGGATTTGAAACTGATAAGTTTAACGGATGTGATTTGGTATTATGTGGTGATATTCACAAAAGACAAATCTTCAACATCCCGGGTGGTAAGAAAGCGTATATGGTGGGTTCAACAATCCAACAGAACTATGGTGAGACAATTACCAAACACGGATTTGGAATTTACAATTTAGAATCAGATGAATATTCATTTGTTGATTTGGATAATCCAAAACCTTTCTTATCATTTAAGATGAAATCATTTGATGATATAATAAATGGAACCGAGAAACTAGTTAATGGTGGAAATTAAATTAACGCATACCCAATTAAAATCAGTCCAAGAATATTGTAAATTAAACAATATTGAGGATGTTGATAAGTTCATCACCAAATGTTATACTGACGGATACAACATACAAAAATATGGATTACTTGGTGACGATTCAGAAAAAATAGGTGGGATTGAAGAAAAACAGGTGGAAATTGAGGTTATCAAAGAAATCCGGGTGGAGGTTCCAGTTGAGGTTGTTAAATATGTTGAAGTCCCCGTTGAAATAATTAAAGAGGTGGAAGTCATCCAATATGTTGAAAAAGAGGTGATTAAGGAGGTGCCTGTTGAAATAATAAAAGAGAAGATTGTAAATGTTATTCAAGAAGTCGTCCCAAATATAGATAAAATTGGGGACGAACCTAAATCAAATGATAAGGTATTACTTCTTCAAGAAACTTTACAGAAACTTAGAAAAGAACTATCTTTAAAAAACGAAAGAATAAAAGAACTTGAAGAAATAAATAAACAATTGGAATCAATTAAGGTCAGTCAAGGTGCTGTATTTCTTAAAGGTTCCAACTTAAACGAAACAATGTAATATGGAAATTTTAGTATGGTTTATTTTAAGCTACGGGCTTATGAACATTATGGTCTTTGGGTCAATATTCCAAGGATTAAGAAACTTCTTCCAAAATTGGGGGAATGATAAACAATTACCATTTAATGGGGTTGCTCATTTCATATCAGGTATAATAACCTGTCCGATGTGTTTTAGTACTTGGGGTGGATTTGTTTTATCCTTATTGATATTCTCACCGACATTTGCTATATTTGGAACACCGATATGGATTAGTTGGTTCTTTGATGGGATTTTATCATCGGGAGCTGTATGGGCGATAAACTCAATTATAGAATGGTTTGAAGAAAACCGACCAGCAAAAAATTAAAATATGGGAAAATTAGGTGAATTTATATTAAAAAGAATTGAGGAGAAAAAAACTCAACGATGGATTATTACTTGTGATGATTTATTTACACTTTGTGGTGATATGGGAATTATGGAAGATGATGATACTATAATGGATATTATGAATTATTTGGAGGAAAATAAAATAGATGTTAATTTTCATAATAACAAATCGGCGGGTTATTACAAAATATGGAATGAGCTTGAAAGAAAGATTAAATTAAAAAAAATGTTAATAGGTTCTAAATCGGAAGTCCAAAAATTAATTGAAAAGGTTGATAAAATTAAAGTCCAAGACAGACCTGATTGGTTGGAAATGTATAAAGATGATTCAACAGATGAAATAATAGAAGATTCCAAAATGAAGGTTTCAAATGAAAATCCATATCAAAGGATAACGAATATGTTAATGGAAGAATTACGAGAACAGGTTGAGAATGAACCGGGAGTAACAATTGAAGAAATAAAAGAAGAAATTAATAATAACAATTAAATAAATACAATTATGCCAAAGTCAAAATTACGTGGTGGTGCAAAGGCACACAAAACAAGAGTAACACACAGAAACAACACAATTAGAGGGTTAAAGAAAAAAGCTCAAGCTGAGTATCAAGAAATGTTTGAAAAAACTATGGAAACTTTGAAGGCTCAATACCAAGCTGAGAACGGTGAAACGATGGATGTTAACGCAGAGATTATTTCAGATGAAATAGTTAGTGGTGACTTAAATCAAATCAATGTTACCGATGCTGAAGTTGTAACACCTGAAGTAATAAATGAGAACTAAGATAGTATCCGCATTTCCCGGTGTGGGAAAAACTACCTATCATAAGAATAACCCTGAGACCACCTTGGATTCTGATTCAAGTGGTTTTAGTTGGGTTGTTGATGAACACGGTAATAAAACAAGAAACCCAAGTTTTCCGCAGAATTACATAAACCATATCAAAGAGAACATTGGTAAATACAAATACATCTTTGTTTCTTCACATAAAGAAGTGAGAGATGCTTTGTTAGACAATTGTTTATATTTCTATTTGGTTTACCCGGATGATAATAGAAAAGAGGAGTTCATCCAACGATATAGAGATAGAGGTAATGATGAAAACTTTATTAAGTTAGTTGATTCTAAATGGTATGAATGGATGAGAGAGTTTTATTGGATGAATAGAGGTTGTGAGAAACTAACCGCGTATGATGGTTGGAACTTAGACACCGTATTGGAAGCTCAAGATAGACGAGATTACGGAGAAGTATTAACAGAAGACGTGGAGTAACAAAGAATGGATTTATTTAATCCCCCACCTCAATTTAATTATACAATAATGGAAGACCTAAATATTGTAAACTTGGATAATCCTTACCTACAGGTTGTGTGGGAGGATTATGCCGAGAATTTTACACAAGAAAAAATAAAGAGTGTTCGTCATTACTTCCAAAAGAAGTATGATACAACTAATGTTAATGTAATCACAAAGACAAAGGTTGCTCAAGACACCACACATACCGTAGACATATCCTTTAACATCTTGGATGAGAATTACCAATTAGAGTTAGTTCGTTCATTCTTGGAGTCAAAAGGGAATATGGAACACTACGATGATATCTACCAACTTAATAGTGTGGTGGATAACAAATTGTTACAAGACCAAACCGATGCAACACCATTTAAGAGATGGTACATTAAGAACATAGAGTTTTCAAACTTCCTATCTTATGGTGAGAATCAAAAGATAGACTTTGAGAAGTGTGATGGTATTACGGTTGTAGAGTCAAACCCGCCTAACTTTGGGGGTAAAACGGTTCTGACTGTGGATTTACTTATGTTCTTATTCTTTAATGAGACAACCAAGACATCCAAAGCTGAGGAGATATTCAACAGGTTCACCGAGAGAAATAAAGTTGCCGTGAAAGGTGAAATTACAATCGATGGTGAGGAGTATATCTTACTTAGAAACATCGAGAGAAAGTTATCAAAGAAAAATGAATGGACGGTTAAGACCGAGTTGGACTTCTATAAGAGATTGTCTGATGGTAGTTTACAGAACTTCACCGGAGAACAACGAAGAGAGACCGAGGCGTTTATCAAAACATCTATCGGAACCAAAGAGGATTTCTTAATGACCATCCTAACAACATCCACCAACTTGGAAGAACTAATTGACTCTAAACCTACGGCAAGGGGTCAAGTTCTTTCAAGATTTATGGGATTGGATTTTCTTAAACGTAAGGAAGAGGCTGCCAAAGAAATTTATAGTGACTTCTCCAAAGGTATGTTATCAAACATTTATAGTTCGGAACAACTTAAAACGGATAACCAAACTAGTAAGGAAACAATTGATGCTCTAACTGAAACTAATCAAACATTAGATACTCAGTTGGAAGATGTTAAAGGTAGAATTACCAAAGGTCAGGAATATCGTGATGGGTTGTTGAAATCCAAACACAATATTGATAATGACTTAATATCTGTTTCCCCGGACAAAGTTCAAGAGGATATAAACACATTAGGGTTTAATAAATCCAAAGCTATTTCAGATAGAGATGGTGTTAAGGTTGTGGAACCATCTGAATTCTACCACGAGGACCAACACGATAAGGTTAAACAGGAGATTAAAGACTTAATGACTCAACAAGCGGAGAACAACGCCAAGATTAAAAGTATTGAGGAGTTGAAGAGTTCGGTTGATGGTGGAATCAAATGTGAACATTGTGGTATTGAACTTATGAACGCTGCGATTACTAATGCAAAAATTGGGGAACTTGCCGGTTTTATCACGCATAAAGGTCAATTAGAGGGGTTAATGCAGGATTTAACCATCAAAGAGTTAGGTTTTGTGAATCTTAAAAAAGAGTTTGATGAGTATGAGAAAAACAAACTTATCAGAGAGAAATACGAATTAAGTATCGAGAGTTTCCAATTGAAGATTGACGCGTTGAAAACCAAATTGGATAGATACTCAGAGGTTCAAGATAAAATCGCGGAGAACAATAAGACAGATGGATTGTTGATTAAGGCGAAATTAAGATTGGATGAACTTGAGGGTGAGAAAAAAACAATTGAGAAAAGTATTTCGGATAACACATTCCAAATAACAACTCTTAATGATAAGATTACATCCAACTTGGAAACAATCAGAAAGATTGCGGAAGAGGCTGAGAAGGAAAGAATCTACAAAATCTATTTGGAAATCTTCGGTAAGAATGGTATTACCAAACTTATTATGAAAACGATGATGCCACTTATTAATAGTGAACTTCAAAGGTTATTGGAAGATAGTTGTCACTTTAGATTGGAAGTTAGAATTAACGACAAGAATGAGGTTGATTTTTTAATGATTGATAACAACACTCAGGTTGAGAAACCGATGTCTTCCGGGTCCGGGTATGAAAGAACAATCGCGTCATTAGCGTTAAGAGCGGTGTTAAGTAAAATTTGTTCATTACCAAGAGCGAATGTTGTGGTATTCGATGAGGTGTTTGGTAAGATTTCCAACGATAACTTGGAGATGGTATCGGAGTTCTTCACGAAGATTAAAGAGTACTTTGAGAAGATATTTGTTATCACTCATAATCCACTGGTCACGAATTGGGCCGACAACGTTGTGAGGATACAAAAAAATGATAATATAAGTTACGTATCCCAATAAAATCAGTACCTGTCAATTGGCAGGTACTTTTTTTTATTTAAAAAAAAATACAAACATACTTGTATTTATTGTAAATAATGATTATATTTATAATAT